CCGATGGATTCACCTGCCTGACCAACGCCGAGCAAAGTGGAACGCAAGCGTGTGGTGCCGACTGACAGATGAATTCACAAATTCAACCGAGCGCACGTTCACCGACAAGCAAGTGCTGGACGGCATGGTGTACACAGCAAAGGGGAAGAAATGAACGGATACATAGCGTTCTACCGGGGCAAGCAGGTGGAGGTGTACGCGGCCTCAAGCTACGAAGCACAGACCAAAGCCGCCGCCATGTTCAAAGCCAAGAAGTCCTACGAGGTCACAGTGATGTTGGCCGAGCGGGACGGCGAACAAGTGGTGCACACGGCGAGTTAACTTCTCCAAAACATCTTCAAAGACAACGAACGACAGAACCACGTAAACTGACATACAGAAAGGTAACAGATGTTAGAAAACAAACCAACCAAATACAAAGGCCCACCCGAGCCGATACCAACGCACAGGGAGCCGATCAGCGATAAGGCCGAGGCGGTCATCTTTGCCCTGCTTGCCGTGGTCTTTGTGTTGTTCTTGGCGCTGGAGGTGGTATGAGCATCCAGTTACACGAGGCCATGTTGAGGTGGCGCAAGATCAAAGCCCTGAAGGAGGACATTGAAGCGAGTCTGATGCAGTTACTTGCGAACCCAGACGCGACCGATGAAGAGGTGCTCAAGGCCAAGGATATGTACAAGGGCGTGTGCACAACGTATCTCGACACCAAGGAGCTACTGAGCATCACGTTCCCAGAGAAAGGGCCGGGGGGCAACACCGTGTACTCGTGGCACCAGAGGGGGTAACAGATGTTAGATGCAGAACACAAACTGAAACTGCTGATTCAAAACAGGCCATGGGAGACCGAGCCTGACCACAAAGAGTGGGTAGAGCCAACGACCAAGTACAAGTGCGAGGTCAAGCGCAACTCAATAACGCTGACCCTGTGTGGGTATGTGACTGTGCCGAAGAAGCATCACTACTACGGGCTGGGCTACAACAATGTGATGGCTAACGTACACGGAGGGCTGACGTTCAGCGATGGCAAAGGCACGTTCGGGTTCGACTGCTCACATGGTGGCGACCTGACCCCGGGAATACTGTTGAGCGTATTGGGGACAGCGAAAGACCCGAGCGAGTACGCGCAACTAACCATTGCACACAACACCTACCGCACGTTCGAGTGGGTGATAGACGAGACCGAGAACTTGGCGAAGTGCTTGCACACGATGGACAAGGACTTGGAGAATGTGCTGATTATGCAAGCGGCGAAGGCGTGTGCGTTCAAAGGCAAGCGGGTACCAGAGTCCCTCATGGACGAGTACAAGCAAGCCAAGCAAGCGTGGCTCAAATCATTGGAGGAGAACTAACAGATGTTAGGAACGTATATGGCAACAGGATGGAGCGCAAGGTTCGGCAACTGGGTCACCGAGCGCATCGAGGCCAAGAACATGAAGCTGGCCAAGGATAGATTCACAACCCTGTACCCGACACTGAAGACAGTCAAGGTGTACGTAATCAAGGAGAGATGAGATGCCCTACATACACATAGATGTGGACATGGAAGAATTCGATGACGATGAAATCATTGAGGAATACAACAGCCGAGGGCTTGGCGATGCGTCAGGGTGGGACGACCGCGAGATGCTGACCAAGATATGGATTCACGACAGAGAGGGGCGCAAGGATGAGGCTTACGAACTGATGCGTGAGTATGTGCTGAACAAACTAAACAAGGTGGTGTGATGTGGCACGACAAAGAGTCTGGGTGCTGTGGTCACGGACATGGCACAACGGGGGCACCAACGTGTACCGAGTCACAAGCAAGAAAGCGTGGCAAAGGTATGTGGCGAGGATGAAAGAACAACACATACGAAGCAAGGAGCAACGCCGAGTGTTCCGCGAGGATATGCCGACCTTCTTCCACGAAAGCAACGACAGAGACGCACTGCTCAAGATGCTTGAGCTTGCACAACCATTGAGTAAAGGAGATTGAGATGGGATACCAAACAGTAAAGAAAGTGCCGACATTCATTGACTACGCCAACGCCCTGCGCTGGTGGGAGCAGACCAAGCCGATACGTGGGCGAAGCGTTGACCTGCGGCCATTGGCTGAGCGGCGCTATGCCGACTGCTACAGCATACGCAAGAACGCAGAGGGGGCGATCGAGTGCGTGTTGTACAAAACCCCTGTGGTGACGTTCATGCCCGATGGGGAGATTCACATCCGCAACGGCGGGTATGCCTCAGCGTCCACGCATATGTTCATTCAAGAGGTGGTGGGAACTGGTGTAAGAGTCCAAGGGCAACGGGGCAAAACGATCGTTCGTTTGGGCGGTCATGCACTCGCACTTGGGTCAAATGAGGTGTTGCGCCTACGCAAAGATGGGAGCAAGTTGCAACCGCTGGAAACGCAGACGCACTACGCCTACCGCATCAACCGCAAGGGTGCCAACATTGTTAGGGCTCGGTTCAAGGAGTTTTACGACTACTTCAACGGGTTCATCAAGCTACGCGCAGAAGAAACGCAAGGCCAATACTACGGCCCGATGCGCTCGATGATTCACTGCACCTTCACAGAGCTGGCCGACAGCCTTGGGTCGAAGGAGTATTGGGACAAAGACTATCTCACAGTAAATGTTGACGATTGGAGAGGGTTGACCCTGAAGCCGGGGACGTACACCGGATGGCACAAAATCAGCGGAGACGAGTACAAGAGCACAGTGAATAAGTTCATTGACTTGATCAAGAGCGACCAACCCGAGGAGAACAAACACACCAACTTCCACAAGGCGGCGTTGGTGGTACTGACAGACAAGCACACGAACATTATCGAGAAGAGAGGTGATGTGGGCACCAGATCAACGTGGCTCGATGTGGCCCCGGCCAAGGCTACGCTGGACACGACACTGTTCAAGTGGTTCGCACCCGAGGTGCTTGAGCGGTACGAGGTGCCCAAGGGCAAGCTCCCCGAGACGAAGTACAACAGCTGGATGAAGTGGGAAAACACTTGACATTGTAAACCAACTGTGGTACAATATAAGTTCAGTGGGAATTCCTTAGCGTACGCTATGCCTGCTGAACGCAACTCAACTAGCGAAAGCTAACAACTGTTAGAAACTTTGGAGTATTAGAAATGGCTGAAATCAATTTTGGTAAGAGCATCACCCTCAAGCAAGCCGCTGGCTTGATCAAGTCCAACCCCGAGACTCGGTTCTTGTTGCAAGGCGAGCCCGGCATCGGCAAGTCCAGCTTGTTGGAGGACATTGCGAACGGCCTCGGCTATGACTATGCGTATATTGACGTACCCAATATGGACTTGGGCGACATCGCAATGCCTGTGATCGACCATGACACACGCACCACCCGCTACTACCCCAACGCACGATTCAAAGTGCAGAACGGCAAGCCGCTGGTCATCATGCTTGACGAGTTCACCAAGGGTGCCGACCCCGTGAAGAATATGTTGCACCCCATGCTTGAGAAGGCAAACCCACGACTCGGTGACATTCCATTGGACAAGGACAAGACCATTGTGTTCTTGACGGGTAACCTGACCACCGATGGTGTGGGCGACTCATTAAAAGCGCACAGCCGCAACCGACTGGTCCCCGTGACGATTGCCAAGCCAAGCGCAGACGAGTGGCTGGAGTGGGCCATGCCCAAGGGCATCGCGCCCGAGGTGTGTGCATGGGTACATCAATTCCCGCAAGTGCTTGCATCGTACACCTATGGGGCGCAGAACGAGAACCCGTACATCTACAACCCACGCAAGACACAGAACGCTTTTGTCTCGCCCCGTTCGCTGGAGACTGCATCTAACATTGTTAAGACTCGCGGTGTGAATGACCCTGAGACTGTGATCAGTGCGTTGACTGGTGCGATCGGTGAAGCTGGTGCCCGTGATATGCAAGCGTACATCGAGTTCGCTGATCAACTGCCTACGTGGGAAGCTACAACCAAGGACCCGAAGAACACCAAGATTCCTACGTCCCCCGGTGCCTGTGCGATTGTGGTGTTTGGTGCGATTGCACGTATCGACAAGACAACGATCACCCCATTCATGGAGTATCTGCAACGATTCAGCCCCGAGTGGCAAGCCGTGTTCGCGATCAACATCGCCAAGACACCAAGCAAGCAAGCCATTGCGTTCTCATGCAAAGCGTTTGCCGACTGGGTTGCCAAAAACCAAGATTTGTTGTAGGATTAAAGGAGCTGTTATAATACAGCCTTCACTCACAGGAGCAAATCATGGGGTATGAAAAAGTAGCTGAGGCCAACCGCCAACGCAAAAAGCATGGCGGCGCAGTAAACGCTAGACAGGGTGGGGCTAATCCGCTCTACCACTTGTGGCGCGGAATCAAAGACAGATGCTTGAACCCAAAGTCCAAGCATTACCACCGATATGGTGGGCGGGGAATCACTATGCACCAAGCATGGGTGGATGACTACGCTGTCTTTGCTACTGACGTAGGGGTACAGCCCGAGGGGATGACACTCGACCGCATCGACAACGATGGTAACTACGAACCAACAAATGTTAGGTGGGCAACGAGGAAAGAACAGGCTAACAACAGAGTGACCAACACAATCGTTGAGCACGATGGTAAGGCAATGACTCTTTCGCAGTGGGCCGACCACCTCGGTTTGCCCTACGTAGTTATCAACAGTCGTTGGAAGAAGGGGGAGCAACCGCCCGAGTTGTTTGAACCTAGACGGACGAGACTGCGCGACAGCGTAGTGGAGTTCAAGGGCGAGAAGCGTACTCTGACGGAATGGGCAAAGGTACTTGGTGTGCCGTACCCCACGATTTATTGGCGGCACAAGAATGGAAAGGACCTGCTGTGAAAGACAACAGAGACTTTGAAATGGACAACGGGTGGGTGGACACGTTCACCTACAACCGACTATTCAAAGCTGGCTACTCAGTGGGTGGGTTTGTGGACAACGATGTACCCAAGTATGTGTTGTACCGAATTCACGACCATATGCACGAGCGCGTTCACGAGTTCGATTCACAAGAGGAGCTGAACAACATGGTCAAGTTACTGTTACCACCAGAGGGGGAGTGATGCTGTACGCAGAGATTCAGGCTGAGCAATACCCGCCCGGATGGGAGGAGCTTGAGTGGAAGTGCAAGAAACTCAGGCAACTCAACTGGAGTTACCAACTCCAAGTGGGGCGTCAGGTGTTCGGCCACGCTATGGGGCCAACGTACCACTTCACCCTGATTCGATGGGGGCACCGACTGGACATCAACACGCCAGCTAAACGCGAGGTGTTGTACGAAGGGCACGACTACTACGCCGTGCTTGGGTTTGTATCTATGCTGTTAACAGCAGAGGAGGAGAAGCGATGACCAAGAGGCTGTGGGTGTGGCGGGAGGTTGTACCTACTGACGCACCGGGTGATTACTACACCAAGATGAACAAGCTGACGACAACCGGAAGGGCGTTTGTCATGCGAAGCCCGGAAGAAGTCGAAGGGCCGACCGAGATTCTCGGAGTGTTTGATTCTTATGAAGCGGCCATGAAGGTGGTCGAGATTGGCAATGAAAGGTAACAAATGTTAGAAGAACGCAAACTGCAAAAATCAAAGATCAGCCTGATGCGCGACCCCAAGTTCGCATTGCTGTCTGGTGTGTTGATGGTGGGTAGCACACGGGTGGATGACAACATCCCAACGGCGTGTACCAATGGCCGAGACGAGCGGTATGGGCGCAAGTTCATACAGTCACTCAAAGAGCCAGAGCTTAACTTTGTTGTGGCGCACGAGGCAGGGCACAAGATGTACCGCCACTTGACTACGTGGAAGCGACTGCACGAGGAAGACGCACGACTCGCCAACAACGCGATGGACTACGTGATCAACCTGATGCTCAAGGACTTGGACCCGACCGGGCGCACGATCGCCATGCCGATCTACCGCGATGGCCCGATGAAGGGTAAGCAGATGGGCCTGTGTGACGAGCGGTTCCGTGGCATGAACACCAAGCAAGTGTTCGACATTCTCAAGCAGGAGAAGGAACAGAACGGCGGCAATGGCGAAGGTGACGGTGACGGCGAAGGCGGCATGGACATTCACGACTGGGCCGAGGCCAATGGTCTGACCCCCGAGGAGACCAAGGAGCTTGAGCGCGACATTGACCAAGCTATTCGTCAGGGCCTCATGGCGCATGAGAAGGTCGCTGGCAAGGGAACTGGTCTATCGAATCGTGAGCTGGAGCAGTTGCTTGAGCCCAAGGTTGATTGGCGTGAAGTGTTGCGTGAGTTTGTCAAGGCTACGTGCAGTGCCAAGGACACATCAAGCTGGCGCAGGGTCAACCGCAGGTTCCTGAGTACGGGTGTGTATATGCCATCCATGATCGGAGAGAAGGTTGGCCACTTGGTTGTTGGTGTGGATACGTCAGGATCAGTAGGCGGCAAGGAGCTGGCTGAGTTCTTATCCGAGGTCAAAGGCATCGCGGAGGAAGTGCGCCCCGAGAAGGTCGATCTGCTGTATTGGGACGGCGAAGTCGCGGGACACGAGGAGTATTCCGAGCATGACGTTGCCAACATTGTTAGCTCTACCCAACCGAAAGGTGGCGGCGGCACTGCGCCAAGCTGTGTATCAACGTACCTGAACGACAACAAGATCAAGCCCGAGTGCGTGATCATGCTCACTGACGGATACGTTGGTGGTGACTGGGGCAACGATTGGCCAGCACAAGTGCTGTGGGTAATCACGGGTGGCAACACTGACGTGGCACCGAACGGCAAAACGATTCACATCAAAGACTAAGGAGCAATGAAATGAGTATCAGTGCATCAGCGTTATTGGTTGAGTTGAACATCAGCGTGTGGCCTGCCACGAAGATTGATCGTGAGACCACGGCCCAAGTGAATACGGACGCATCAGCAGTGCGTGACGCATCACAGACCAAGAAGAACTTGTTTGCAGGTACGGGCTTGCGCAAGGACATCGAGAAGTTGGCGGCGCGGATTCGTCTGTACCACAACTAACGTACCCTGCCGTGGGCAGACAAGGGCGAACGTATGTTACCGACTGCGTTGTTCATGGAATACAAGCAGACGATGAACGCCTACGAGCAGACGTTTGAGACGATGTGTCAGAACTTTTTCAACGAGTACCCACGTCTGGTGCAAGAGGCGCAGGTCAATCTTGGCCGACTGTACAAAGCTGAGGACTACCCAGACCTAACAGATGTTAGGTTGAAGTTCGGGTTCCGGCGCACCGTGAAGCCTGTGCCCGAGGCAGGTGACTTCCGACTGGACATTCCAGCGAATGACTTGGAGGAGATGCGAGCTGAGTTCATGTCCCAACAAGACGAGAAGTTAGCTGAGGCTATGCGGGCACCGTGGGAGCGTCTGCATACGATGCTAGTGGGTATCTCGGAGAAGCTCACAGACACAGAAGGGGACGATGGCAAGAAGCGATACCACGATACCCTGATCACCAACCCGCTGGAGTTGTGTGAGTTGCTGACGAAGCTGAACGTGACCAAGGACCCCAAGCTGGAGGAGGCGCGTAGACAGTTGGAGCTGACGATGCTGGGCGCGAACCTTGAGAGTATCAAGGAAGACTCAATGGCGCGTAGCGAAGTGAAATCCAAGGTCGATGCGATTTTGAACAAGTTTAATTGGTAAGGAGTAGATGATGAGCGCAATGAATTTCAGTAACGTGGTGCTGGAAAGCGACACGGAAAAATATGTGAGCGTAAATTCGGTTGCGAAGGACAAAGTCCTCGCCCACCCCATGCTTGAGCCAGTAATCTCCAAGCTGGCGATGCTGTACCCACTGTGGAAGTTTGAAGGGTCGGGACACCATAGTTTGAGCCACCAAGGCGTGGTATATCTAACTGTGTTCACGGTGTCGTGTGACGGCGAACCCTTGGGCGTCATTGCGCGCAGATACGAAGGGCGTGACTACCAAATCTGTGTGACCAACGACCGCATCAAAGCTAAGCTGGAGCGCACGAACTACTACAAGACCCTGAGCGCGGACAAAGCGATTGCCAAGGTCAAGAAGATGTTTGGCCCAAACGATACGCAAGAAGTGGCAAGGATAGCAAGGAGCAAAGCGGCATCGGTAGCGCAAGATGCCGAGTGGAGTAAAAACCGTGAGCTAGGTGGAGCCGAAGAAATTGTGCAACGTGCGGCCAAGAAGTATGTCATGGGTGCCGGGTTCGAGACGTTCATGGCATATGTCAAGGACCACTACCCTGCACAAGAGTACGAGTTGCTTGTGACTAAGCACGAAGTGGCTGAGAGAGCACGAACTGAGCTAACGACTATAAACGCAACGAAGCGTGTCATTAGTACGCAGAAGAAGGGCGCTGTTGTCACTCGGCGTGGGAGTACGTACGTAGTGGAACATAGTGACAAGGTGGAAATTTGCGATGACAATACGCTCCCCGAATGGATACGTAGCCGTATCGGTATGCTCAAACTTATCGAGCCAGCGCAGTTTGTATCCGACTTGGGCATGAGAGCAAGTGAGACCGTGTTTGTACTGATTGAACCACCTGAAGCAAACCTAACAAATGTTACCGAAGGAGAAACAAAATGAAACAACCCAAACTCAAAGTGGTAGAGCAACACCACCGAGCACAGACCGAGGTGCGACCCAACATCCTCGACAAGAACTTCAAATACTATTGCGCCGCCGACACCGATGTGCAACGTACGTGGAGACGGTTTGGTTGGACCCCAGTAGAGAAGCAAAATGAAAGCAGTACTTGAGTTCAACTACCCCGAGGACACTGACAAGTGTCGCCGGGCAATACACGCAAACGAAGCGTTCAAGGCATTGCATGAAATCAAACGGAACGTGGATCGGAAGTTTACGCACAAGTCAGACCTTGAAGAAGTTCTGAAGTATGTGCATGAGATCACCGACTACGTCCTGAGAACAACAGGAGAAGAAACGTGAACAACGAAGATATTTTTGATGCAGACGGCGCGGCCCTAGAAGCCGCCCTCAACCTGATCGAAGTCATCATGCAGACTGACCCCGGCGTGTATGACGAGATTGCTTTACCTGTTGTTGGGCTGTTGAAGCAACGCTTGGCAAGCTCATGGAGGGGTACATGACGTGGCCGTTTCCCCCATTCCCAAACCCCAAGGACAAGGGCAACAAAGTCCCCAAGTTCAACCCCGACAACCATGAGGATGCGCCGTTATGAAGAAACTTTTAATCGTCGCCGCACTACTGTGTACTGGCGCTCATGCACAGCCATCCTCCATCCTGTACACGGGGCAGGATTTATACACCCGACTCACAAACGACCGGGCTTTGGCCCTTGGGTACATAGCGGGGGTTGCTGATTCGCAGGCTGGTGTGGCGATCTGTATTCCACCGAACACGGTGACGCTTGGGCAGATGGCAGACATGGTGAAGCAAACCTTGGAGCGCGTGCCGTCTGAGCGTCACATGGCCGCTGACATCTACGTGCAAGCCACGCTGTCCAACCGCTGGCCGTGTGCCAAGAGAGGGGGTGGGGTATGAGAGACACGATAGACATGGCCCGTGAAGACATCACCCGCATGGCCCGTGAGGCGGGCTTTGTAGGCTTTGATGGAGAAAACGGATCGCTTCGTCGCTTCGCCGCCCTTGTTCGTGCTGATGAGCGTGAGGCGTGTGCGAAGTTTGTGGAAGATGGGTATGTGCGTCAGTTTGAACGGCCTTGGCGCGAAGACCTTGCCGCCGCCATCCGAGCAAGGGGAACACATGACCTGTAAACACCGCTGGGAGGAGAGCAACTTTGGCATCAAGTACCGCACACCCAACCACTACATTTTTGAATGCAAACGCTGCGGCAGAAGCATCTTTGCAACACTGAAGGAGAAGTCAGAGTAATGGGAACAACCAACATAGGACCGCATGTCATCAAGGCGCTGGAAGCGTTCGCTGAGTTCGGGCGCTTGACCGCGCAGGAGTTTGCCGACTACGCCGACATCGGGCGCTACGATGCTCATGCTGTGCTCAGCCGAATGAACAAGCGCACCAAGGCTGGCGTCAAGCGCATCTACGTTGCCGACTGGACCTACGAGTACGACGATGCAAGGCGCTACCCACGGGCGGTGTTCATGCTGGGTGACAAGCCCGACAAGCCAAGGCCCAAGCCGAACATCCGGCTGAACCGACAGCGCAGTGAGCACAAGTCACTCAAAGCAATCCGCATGACCAGCGTGTTCAACATGGGGTTGAACCGCGACAAGATCAGAGAAATAAGGAGATCACTGTGAGAGAAGATGACGACGACATTCAGGACTACATCAGCCCAAAGGAGCGGATGTTTGCTGATAAGTTCCATCAGGTTGTTCGCAACCAAACACTGGAAGAAGTTGCCCGAGAGTTCGACAAGATGAAGTCTCTTGGGGACACCGCCGCATCCTTTGCGGCATACGTGAGGAACATGAAGAAATGAACGCCGAAGAAAGAAATTTAGACCTTGCCCTTGCTGATGTAGAGGCAGAGAACCGCAAGCTGAAGGCACGTATCGCCGACCTTGAAAAAGTTGTGACCTCAGCCAAGGACATGGTAAACGCGCTCAACGAAATGAGCGACTACGCGACATGGGCCCGACTGCTGGCTAAACTTGAGAAGGACTTGGCGCGTCTATGAGAACATTCGCAACGCACGCCGTTCGCGAGCTACTACGTGCGAACCCCGATGGGATGGACGTAGGCACAATAGCCAACCATCTTGATCGAGAGCCGGGCAACATCCGCAAGCTGTTGCACACCATGCCTGACGCCTACATTGACCGCTGGACCCGGTTCGGCGGAATAGGCAGACACAGCGCCATATGGTGCGTTGTTGTACCCCCTGAAAATTGTCCCCCACCTGAAACCAAACGAAGGAGAAAATCATGAGCTATCCATTCCATTCCCTCTTACCCATACACCTGCAAATGGAGTTACGTGCCGCCACGCCTAGCAACTTGGACTACACGATTAAATCTGTGCAGGAAACCAACCCACGGTTTTTCCACAACAAGGACACGCTGAACAGTCGTGTGTTTTTCAACGAGCCACGGGGGAAAATAGAAGGGGGTACGTTCATCCATGCGGCCCCAACCAGAATATACGAGGAGAAAAAATCATGACCACTGGAATTGAAGAACTCAAACCCGTGAAGAAACGTAAAGGGCGGGGACCCGGTAAGAAACCCGCACTTGACTGCACGAGCTTGCGATTACCAAAGGAAGTGATGGCCTTTTTTGAACAGCACTACCCCCACTCCAAGCAAGTGAAAATGAGAGAAGTTCTTACCGCGTACGTTAGAAGCCAAACCCAAGGAGAAATCAATGGCTAAGAAACCACAGTCCCAAGCACAAAAAATCCGTGACTACTTCACCAAGAACCCCGGCAAGACCGTGTCTGAGGTTGCCAAAGCAATGGGGTTGAAGTACCAGATCGTGTACTTGACCAAACGAAACATGGACAAGAAGTTGTCAGAACTTGCAGAGACCATTCGCACAAGGTTCCCAGAGCCCAAGCAAGAATGGGAGACGGTGCAAATCAGCACATCGGACGCACCCCTGCCCGTGACCATGGAAGAGCCCAAAGCCGACCCCGTCAACCATCCTGCTCATTACAAGGTAGGTGGAATTGAGACCATCGACTTCATTGAGGCCAAGGAGCTTGGGTACAACCTCGGCAACGTGGTGAAGTATGTGACCCGTGCCGACCACAAGGGCAACCGCTTGGAAGACCTTGAGAAAGCCCGTTGGTATCTTGATCGAGAGATCGGTAACCTGAGCGAGAAATTAGCCACACAACGTACCTAACAACTGTTAGGGAAAATACCAAGCCGCCTTCGGGCGGCTTTTTTGCGTCTGGGTGTTGACAAAGTAAAGAGGTGTGGTATTCTCTGGGTCCTGAAAACAAATTGGAGTATTAGATGGCAACCACGCCAGAGGCCAAGGTCAAGGCCAAAATCAAGACCATCCTCAAGAAGCACAACGCCTACTACGCCATGCCCATCGGCAGTGGCTACGGCAACGCTGGTGTGCCCGATTTCTTGGTTTGCTTTTGTAGCTTTTTTATCGCTATCGAAGCCAAGGCAGGGAAAGGCAAGACCACCGCGCTACAAGAAAAAAACCTCAAGCAGATCAGAGACTGCGATGGCATGGGTTGGGTTATCAACGAGGATAACTTGGACTGGATGGACAACGCCATGACCGCCATAAAGCAAGGCATGGAGAAAGCGAAATGATCGAGAAATACCTGATTCGTTTTTGCGCACAGGAAGTGCGCATCATGATCACCCGGTTGCACGAGCGGCCCGATGACTTTGACTACGGCACTAGGTGGAGAGACTTGGCAGAAACCAGAAGTGGTTTTACTTGGGTCGAGCGCAAGGTGCTGGACAAGGAGTGGGCCAAGTTCAAGAAGAACCAAAAGCGCCGCGAACTGTTGGGCCTTATAACCAATGAAGTGCTCAACCCAACCCCGAGAGACCGATGGGGTGCCCTGAGCCACAGTAACTTTGCGCAAGCCCTGCAAAACCACAGCACCGCCGCCGTGGCGAGAGCGTATACGAACGCCGCGCAGGTTAACGCAACGCAAAACCAGTACGCACAACAAATGACCGGGTACGTAGACCCACGAGCACTTTACCAAGGAAACCGCAACTGATGGATATTATTGTTTTGGATTTTGAATCTGCGTACGGTGGGGACCTTGGGTTCAGGACTCAGACTACCGAGGAATACGTACGGGACCCACGCTTTGAGGTGATCGGTGTGGCGGTGCAAGTCAATGACGGTGAGCCCGAGTGGTTCAGTGGTTCAATGGCCGACACCGCCGTATTCCTCAAGCAGTTTGACTGGGCCAACTCCCTTGCGCTGGCGCACAACGCTGTGTTCGATGGGTTCATCATGTCGCACCACTTCGGCATCAAACCCAAAGGCTGGCTGGATACGCTGAGCATGGGGCGTGCGCTTCACGGTACCAACGTAGGCGGCAGTCTCGCGGTGTTGGCCGAGCACTACGGCATCGGGGTCAAGGGGGAGCAGGTCAAGCAGTACATCAACTACTTCCGCAACACCTTCACCCCCGAGGAGCTGGCCGACTACGGATCGTACTGCCGCAATGACGTGAAGCTGACGTGGGACTTGTTCGGCCTCATGAGCCAAGGGTTCCCTAAGACCGAGTTGCGCCTGATCGACCTGACCATCCGTATGTTCACTGACCCAGTGTTGCGACTGGACCCGGTGATGCTTCGCGCTCACTTGAACAACGAGCGTGACCGCAAGGAGGACCTGCTTCGGAACTTCGACAAAGATACGCTGATGAGCAACCCCCAGTTCGCCGACCTGTTGCGGGGGATGGGTGTTGAGCCGCCGATGAAGAAGAGCCCCGCTACGGGCAAGCTGACGTATGCGTTTGCCAAGACGGACGAGGAATTCAAAGCCCTGCTGGAGCATCCAACCCCCGCAGTGCAGACATTGGTCGCCGCTCGGCTTGGGACCAAATCCACGATCGAGGAGAGCCGGACCGAGCGGTTCATCGGGATTGCGGGGCGCGGACCTATGCCAGTTCCCTTGCGCTACTACGCCGCCCACACAGGACGGTGGGGTGGTGATGACAAGTTGAACCTGCAAAACCTGCCGAGGAACTCCCCCCTGAAGAAATCCATCTTGGCCCCTGATGGGTACATGATGATCGACTCAGACTCATCGCAGATCGAAGCACGTACGCTGGCATGGCTAGCTGGGCAAGACGACTTAGTGGAGGCATTTGACCGTGGCGAAGACGTTTACAAAATCATGGCATCTGCTATTTATAGCAAGTCAGTTGAGAAGATTTCCAAAGACGAACGGTTCGTGGGCAAAACGACGATCTTGGGCGCGGGGTACGGCATGGGCGCGGCGAAGTTCCAAGCTCAACTTAAAAACTTTGGAGTCGTTGTCGAGCTTGATGAAGCCAAGCGCATCATTGACACGTATCGTGCGACATACCCAAAGATCACTGCGCTATGGAAAGCCGCCGGGGGTATCCTTGGCGCGATTATCGGCAACCAGTCCACGGAGCTTGGTCGAGACGGCGTACTGAAAGTGCAGGGCAACAAGGGCATCCTGTTGCCGAACGGCTTGTACCTGCGCTACCCAAACCTACGTTGGGCCACCAACGAAGACGGCAAACCCGAGTACGTGTACGACACCAAGAAGGGTAAGGCCACAATCCCCAACCGCATCTACGGCGGCAAGGTGGTGGAGAACGTCTGCCAAGCCCTTGCACGGATTGTGATCGGCGATCAAATGTTGCTGGTTGCGAAGAAGTATCAAGTGGTCATGACAGTACATGACGCGATCGCTTGCATCGTGCCTGAGACCGAGGTGGAACGTGCGGTGGAGTACGTTGAATTGTGTATGCGTATACGTCCGCAGTGGGGACCCGAGCTCCCGCTCAACTGCGAATCTGGTTCAGGCAAAAGCTACGGAGACTGCTGATGAGAAAATTGATTGGTAAATTTATTCGCTGGGCATTGAGAGAAACCAATGGGAAGGAAGACCACCCTATTTTGGCGAGCCAGCGTACGGCGGACTCAACCCCGACCTGCCGCATCGGTGTTATGAAGGCGATGAACGGGCGCATCTTGGAAATAGCTACGTTCAAGCACAACCCCCACGGCCCCGACTGGACAACCGAACTGTTCATCGTGCCAGAAGATCAAACTTTATCCGAAGCCATCACCACGGTGCTGGTGACAAAAGGACTCAACACATGAATGACTTTACCGAACCAAACGCCCGGAATACCGACCCGGAAACTTCTCACGAGGCGGCTGAAGATGCGTCATTCAAAGCCAGCAAGCACCGAATCCTTGCGCTCAAAACTTTGGACCGCTTTGGCCCTTTGACAGACTTTGAGTTGGCATCCCGCACGGGGCTTCAACAAACAAGCATAGGCAAGCGCCGCAAAGAGTGTCAAGATGCTGGGTTAGTCACAAATCTGTTTACGTCAGAAGGCGCAAAGGCAAAACGCCCCGCTCCATCCGGGAGCAACGCGCTGGTATGGACACTCACCCCTGAAGGTATTTTGTATGTCAAAGCAAATTGTCTGGTCGTTTAGTAGCCTCAAGACATTCCAGCAATGTCCGAAGAAGTATTACCACACCAAGATCGCCAAGGATGTTGTCGAGCCGGACACCACGGCCACGCTGTACGGGAAGTCGGCCCACACCGTTGCGGAAGAATACATCCGCGACGATAAACCAGTTCCCCCTCAGTTTGCGTATATGCAAGAAACGCTGGACAGCCTCAAAGCAATCCCCGGAGACAAGTTATGCGAAGTAAAACTTGGGTTGACCAAGAACTTAGAAAGTTGCGATTTCAGTGCACCGAATGTGTGGTGGCATGGGATAGCCGATTTGGTGGTTATCAACAAGGAGAAGAAGCTGGCCTACTCCGTGGACTACAAGACAAGCAAGAATGCGAGATATGCGGACGTGAAGCAACTCGATCTTGTAGCCTGTGGCCTGTTCGCGAAGTTCCCGGAAATCCAGAGGGTGAAGTCCGCTCTCCTTTTTGTGGTGAGTAAAGAGTTCGTCAAAGCGGAACACCACGCCGAAATGATGCCCAAGTACGTAGAAAAACCTGCACGAGATGTTGCACGAATCGAGGCGGCATTGGAAAATGGGGTTTGGAATCCCATCCAAGGACCACTGTGCAGATTCTGCTCAGTCAAGCAGTGCGAATACAACAGGAGCTGAAGATGGAAAACCAAGAAACCGACACCGCCCTCATCCTTGAAAACGAACTCAAGCGCCGGGTCACCGAAGTCCTTGGCACGATCGTGCACAAGGTAGTACGTGAGCAGATGAAGGCGGCGTTTGCCGAGCAGAAAGCCAGCATGATGATGGAGATCAGCATTGCAGTTGGCAAGACGCTCCGAGTCGTTGAGGAAGAAGGACGCAACCCATTGTGGACTGCAACCCCCGAGGAGTTTGGTCTGAAGAAAGAGGACCTGAACTCTCACATGCTTACGAAAGGCTGACTATGCCCTACACCAAAACCCCCCGCCCCTACAAACATGAATACGAATTGCAAAAAGCCCGAGGCGAAGGACCAGCACGAGCTGAGCGCCAACGCGCACGAGAGACCATTGACAAAAAGCACCCCGACCGAGACAAGGACGGAAAAGCTGACATCCGCGAAGGCAAGGATGTTGCACACGTCAAGGCTCTATCTAAAGGTGGAACCAACGGACACGGTGTGCGTATCGAAAGCGCGGCCAAGAACCGTTCGTTCAAACGCAACAGCAACCACAAGCTGGTGACCGAGACCAGCACCAAAGAGCGCAAAAAGAAATGACCCCCGAGCAAATCTGGCTACTGAAGTATGGCCGAGGCTGGATACATTGGTACGAACTTGCAGACGAGAGTGGGGACGGCGTTGACGAACTACTTGAGCGTATGCACGAAGCCCAACTGCTCAAGAGTGACCACAAGCGCATGTGCGTCAGATTAAAAACAGAGAAGGAAAGAAATGAATCTATCAGAGTATGAGTGGCCCCGCCCCCACGGGTTCACTCCGTTCGTACATCAGAAGTCAACAGCAGAGTTTTTGATTAGTAACCGCAAGGCGTTTTGCTTCAACGAGCAAGGCACTGGCAAAACAGCATCAGTGATATGGGCCGTTGACTACCTCATGAATATCGGCCTCGTGCGCCGAGTGCTTGTCATTTGCCCTTTGTCGATCATGAAGTCGGCTTGGCAGGGTGACCTGTTCAAGTTCGCACTGCACCGCACAGTCGCTGTCGCATATGGCAACGCACGTAAGCGCAAAGAAATCATCAATGCAGGGGCTGAGTTCGTCATCATCAATTTCGATGGTGTCGGCATCGTCAAGGACGAGATCATCAACGGCGGGTTTGACCTCATCGTTGTAGACGAAGCGTCCGCGTATAAGAACGCACAGACAAGCCGCTGGAAAGACCTGCGAGACCTAACAAGAGTTATCAAGGGCTTGTGGATGTTGACGGGTACACCCGCCGCGCAGTCTCCCGCCGATGCGTTTGGTCTGGCAAAGCTGGTCAACCCCAAGGGTGTGCCGCAGTTCTTCACGCACTTCAAAGACATGGTGATGACCAAGGTCAGCCAGTATCGGTACATCCCGAAGCCGACTGCAAAGCACATTGTGCACACCGCACTGCAACCCGCAATCCGGTTTGAGAAGCGCCAGTGTATCGACCTGCCCCCGCTGACGTTCGTTGAACGTGACGCTCCGTTGACTCCTCAGCAAGCTGGCTTCTACAAGCTACTCAAGAAGGAGATGATGATCGAGGCCGCAGGGGAAGAAATCTCAGCCGTCAACGCCGCCACCCAGATCAACAAGCTGCTCCAGATTTCATGCGGCTCGATCTACACCGACACAGGCGAGGTCGTGGACTTTGACGTGAGCAACCGACTCAACGTGGTGCAGGAGATCGTGGACGAGTGCAGTAACAAGGTGCTGATCTTTGTGCCCTTCACCCACTCGATCGCGTTACTTGAGAAGCACTTAACAAAGAACGGCATCACTTGCGAGATCATCAACGGCAGTGTGTCGGTGAACAAACGTGCAGACGTGGTCAAGCAGTTCCAAGAGCAAACAAACCCGAAAGTGCTCATCATCCAGCCGCAAGCCGCATCCCACGGGCTTACCCTAACTGCCGCCGACACCATTATTTGGTACGCTCCGTGCACCAGCGTTGAAACGTACTTGCAAGCCAACGCACGTATCGACCGCCCCGGTCAGGTCAACCCCATGACCATCATCCACATCCGTGGAAGCCAAGTCGAAAGCCGCCTGTACTCCATGTTGCAAAACAACGTGGCAGGGCACAAAGAAATCATCGACCTCTACCAAGAAGAAATTTTTGAAGAAACCTCTTGACAGTGTCAAGAGTTGTGGTAGAGTACCCCACCAGCCAAGGAGAAAAAGTATGGACGAAGAAGTTCAGGGGCAAGATTCCCCCCAATATGACCTCGACAAATTGACCGCCATCTACCTCAAGATGCGCGACAAACGGGACGACATGCGCCGTGATGCCGAGGCCCGTGAAAAAGAAATTGAAGAGCAGATGAGCATCATCGAAGCCGAGATGCTTGAAGTCTGCAAGCAAATGAACGCCGACAGCGTTCGCACCCCACATGGCACTATCATCCGTTCCGTAAA